ATCTCATGCTCCGTTTCCGAGATCATCATGCTCTCGCAGGGCTCTGGGTACATCACGACGCCGACCGTCGAGATCACCGGAGGCGGCGGATCGGGGGCGGCAGCGAGGGCCGTCCTCGACTCTGGCACTGGCCGAATCGTTCGCATCGACATCGCAAACGGCGGATCAGGCTACACATCCCGGCCAAGCGTTCGCGTGATCGGCACCGGCTCCGGGGGCGGCGCTGATGCGGTGGCTGAAATCGAGGGCTTCGTGTCCTCCATCGAACTGGTGTCCAGGGGCGAGGGATACGAGTCTCCACCAACGGTCATCATCACTGGCGGCGGCGGCCTCGGCGCGTCAGGCACGGCAGTCATCGCGGCCGTGGGCTCCGGAGCGACAGCGACCGCGAGGATCAATGGGTCAGTGGTCGCAGTGGACGTCACGAATCCTGGAGGCAACCTCCAGAAGCCTCCTGCGGTTTCGTGCGATCACGTCTCGCAGCCCGTGGAAGGGCTCGCTCGCAGCAACGCGATCATCAAGGCTGTGATCCTTGGCCGACCCACCGGCGTCTCTGTTACCAATCAGGGCAGCGACTACTACCCGCCGTTTTTTTCGCAGCAAGCGTCGCCAGCAGGCGCCGGGCTCAGGACTCCGTCCAGTCCAGTTCGCAGGCCGATCGTGTTCGGCAAGGGGTCGTTTTTCTTCTTCGCGCCTCAGTCGCAGGACTGGTCGACAAACATCGTTGGGCCGATTGGGCCTCTGCCGCAGAGCAAGTTGCCGACATATTACGGCTTCGCCTATCGCACCGCTATCCACGATTGGCTCAACACATTTCCGCTACTCGGAATCGCGGAGGTTGTTGGGGCGAGCGCAGGCTCCGGGGGGACAATCGGCGAAGTCTTGCTGCCCAAGGTCGTCACGCGACTTCGGGTGCAGACTCCGGGAAGTGGGTATGTGCCACACACGCTGATTCCCATAGTGTTTCGCGGCGGCGGGACGAGGGATGACAGGTTTCGCCTGCTCGTCGACAACGAGCAGACGCGCCTGGGCGGAGTTATGCCGCCAAGAGACGGAGACATCGTCGCGTACGCCTACTCGGGCAGCAGCGGCGAAATCATCGGAGTAGTTCAGCGAGGCGGCAATACAGAGTTTCGAGCGCCGATGGGTTTGCCGGCCGGCGTCGTCGCGTACACCTCGCCTCCGCAGTTTGAGATCGACTCCAGATTTATCTCCGGCAGCGGCGCGACCCTGACGGCTGAACTCGATCATCCGCTGGAGTGCTACTACGCGCCCCAGGTCATCTTCGACGGCGACCACGAAGTGGAGGCCGACACGGCACTGACGTTGGCCGGAGTGGCCGTAGAGGGAAGCGGACAACTTCCGTCTGTGTGCCTGCGAGGGCCGGAACATGAGTTCTGGTCGCGGCGAATGAGCCAGTCCTTGTTGAATCGCAGCAAACTCTTTCTGCGAAACTGGATCAGCGGAATCGACTCAGCCACATCCTTGCCGCAGGACGTTCGTCTCGATGTCGTCGGCAGCGTCGTCGGATTCTCTCCGTTCGTCAGGCAACAGGATTGGCCCGAGGAGGATCAAGACTTCTTCGATGCTCCGGCCGGATTCTTCTCGACCGCGCCGACGATGACCATCGAGGACGAAGACGGCACCGGAGCGTCGATCACGGCAGCGTCGCTGCCGGCCAGCGGCGCGATCTCGGTGAAGTGGATCGGCGACGCCTCACTCTCGCGAGGCGGGTCTGAGTACGCGCTGAGCGCGAGGCTCCGCCTTCGGGGCGGCAGGCCGCTGGCCTGGGACAACCCGGCCACTGCGACCGCCCAGGTGAGGCAAGGCCGAGTCTCGGCCGTGACGATCCAAAACGGTGGCAAGGGCTACACGCGTCCGCCACTTGTGTTCATCGTCGGCGACGGACAGGGGGCAGCGGCGGAGATTCCTCAGAAGGCGATCAACCCCGAGACCGGCACGATCTCGTCGATTCGCATCCTGAGCCGTGGCAGCGGCTACACGTCGGCGACCGTCGTGATCGTCGACCGCGAGACCGTTGCCGAGGAGAGCGAGGCTGTCGCGGCCATGTGCGAGTTCATTGACAGCCGCTACTCCGTAGCGCTGGAGAACTGCACCCTGCGGCGGGCCTTCATTCCTCCGGAGCGTCGCCGACGACGGACGACCGTGTCCGTGCGAAACGTCCTCGACGCCGTTGAACTGGGGCCGAGCGACTCCGTGCCGGCAGACTTTCCCGACGAAATCAAGCACGAACTCTACGCTGCCGGCTACCGGCTGCACGGAGCCTTTCTTTCGGACGGCTACGTCGAGTACGTTCGCCTGGAGCATCACTTCGGCCAAGAGTCGCCGGCCTCGCCGACGGTGACGATCACACCTAACAGCGACGTGGCCCCCACGCGACCAGCGACCGCCGTGGCGAAAGTCCCCCTGGTCGACAACGTGTTCGGCAGCACGGTCGCCAACGTCACCGCCGGTGGCCCCCAGGACTTCCCGTGGACGCAGTTCGACTAGGTGCCGTCATGGAAGATCACAAGTTCACGATCAACGACCAGAAATGGCTCTGGAGGTACTCGTCACTCAAGGGCTCGGCCGAGGGCTGGACAGAGTTCGCGACCCGCAAGGTCTTGATCCACGAAAAACTCAAGGGCAGGGCGAGACTTGAGTGCGAAATTCACGAAGGCCTTCACGCAAGTCTCGGCCCCGCCATCTCGGAGTCGGCAATTACTTCTGCCGCCGCAGACATCGCTCGGATTCTCCACTCGCTCGGATACAGGCGCTTGCCTCCGGAATCGTTGTCTGGATAATGCAACCACGTTATCCCACGCAATGGAGTGCATCTATGTCTGCGATTGAGGGCGGCCACGTTCCGAACATCGACGATGCGAACAAGGTGATCCGACAGATCGTCGAAGAGCGAAACGCGGCGAGGCGAGCCGCTGCTCCCGAGTCGCCAGCGCAAGAGAACCCCAAGGACATCGTGGGTTCGTCGAAACTTCCGCTGCACCTCTGGCCGACGACGGCCTCAGCGATGGGCAGCGTGGCTCTGCTCAACGGAGCGCTCAAGTACGGCCGCAGCAACTGGCGGCAGATCGGAGTCCGCGCTTCCATCTACGTCGACGCCTGCCAGCGCCACCTCGCGGCGTGGTTCGAGGGCGAGCAGCAGGACGAGGAGGGTGTGCCTCACCTCGGCGCGGCGCTCGCGTGTCTGGCGATCCTCGTCGACTGCGACGCGGCCGGAAAACTGATCGATGATCGACAGTTTCCGGGAGGTCATCGCGAACTCATGGAATCGCTCACGCCGATCGTGGCGAGGCTCCAGGAACTTCACGCCGGCAAGAGCCCGAAGCACTACGACATCGGAGACGTCGCGTGACCATCTACGTCGCGGGGCCGATGACCGGCCTGCCGGAGTTCAACTTCCCGGCTTTCGACAGGGCTGCCGAGACGCTCGCCGGGCAGGGACACATCGTCCTCAACCCGGCCCAGATGGATCGCGACGTCGGCTTCGATCCCTTGTCGACACCGGTGGACAATGCGTTCCTGCGGGACGCGCTCCGGCGAGACCTGTCGGCGATCTGCGACGCCGACGCGATCGCGATGCTGCCTGGGTGGGAGAGGTCTGGCGGGGCTCGAATCGAGTGGATGCTCGCGGCCCACCTGGGCCTGGAGATCATCTATCTGCCGGAAAATGCACACGCGTAGCGAAAACCCTCCCGACGAGTTCTTGCCCCCCCAACCGGGCGGTGGTAGGATTCCGGCATGATCAGCGACGCAAGTGGATGGGTGTCGATTCGCGATCGGCTGCCTGCTGAGGGCGTCGAGGTTCTCCTCTTCGTCTCGCCCGAGGGCCTGATCGTCATCGGCTCCCTGGAGACGAGCGAAGGTGAGCGGTACTGGGAGTCCGACAGCGACGAGGTGGCTGCCTCGCCGCTGTCGGCTGTGTCCCACTGGATGCCGCTGCCTCCGGCTCCGTTGCTCTAGCCGCTACCCCAAGTCTGGCAGAACGTCACACGGGCGAGGCCCGGTGTCGATGTAGCGAGGATCGAGGTACGCCTTAGTGATTCGAGGCGACGAGTGATCCAAGAGTGCGGTCGGGTCTCCGCCGGCCGCGCAGAAGTGCGTCGCCGCGCTCCGTCGCAACTGGTGGAACTTGCATCGCTTGTTGCCTCCCAGGCCAGCCCTGTCGATCAGTTTGCCGAACCGGTTCCAGAGATAGCCTTTCGCGCTCGGCCACGCGAAGAGCATCGGGCTCTCGCCGGTCGACGCGAGAGCGTCGAGCAGATCGCACGTCTCGTCGGTGAACGAGTAGAGTTTGTCCCGCTTGCCGCCTTTGCGGTACTCGGCTCGAACGAGCAGGCGAGGACGAGTGTAGTCGCCTTTGCGGCAGGCCAGGATCGCACCCACTCGTTCCGCGCTCTGCCAAAGCACCTGGATCATCGCGCTCCAGAACACTCTCGCTGGGACGTCGCCGACCTTGCCCGGCGAGACCTTCGCGTGTGTGATCAGCCGCTTCAACTCGTCGATGCTCCAGGCCTGCGGCACTCGCACCGGCAGCGGCGTCGGCGGAATGCACGGCCGCTCGTCGAGGAGTCTGCGATCGCAGGCGCACCGCCAGAGCGAGCAGAGTTGGTTCCGCTCCTTCTCGCTGGTGAACGGACTGCGGACACTGGCACGATGCTCCAGGAAGCGAGACACCTCCAGGTCAGTCAGGTCGGCCAGTGTTGCTGGCCGACCAAGGAACTTGTCGAACTGGTGGATCGTGTTCTCGTACAGCCGTGCTGTGTTGGGGCTGCGGCCCCGCAATCTCAGGGGGCGATACACCTGTCGGAAGAAATCAGAGAGAACCATCGCAACCACTCCTGCGGGCGAGCCGCTGTTAGGGGGAGTATGCGATTCCATTCGGGGTCTGCCCACTCATCGTGAGTGGGTGGTGATAAAAAAACGCGCCTTAGACGTTCAGCCTGCGACGATCATGCGGGACATTCGTCCCGCGCAATCTGCGCAAGCCTTGCCGCCAGGGTTTCGGCCGCCGCGACGGCTCGCCACTGCTTGTCGCGGTCGCAGTTCGCAATGAACGCGTCGATCGCTTCTTGCAGGACATAGAGTTCATCGATGTGGTCGAGGTTGAGGGTCATGGTGTCTCTTCCGTGAGTATCGATCGCAGCGAATCCGTAACCGCTTGCTGCTCGAAGGGATTGTCGTCCCCGCCATTCCACAGTTCAAGGCCCCTCTCGCGGGGGGCCTTGATTTGTGCTGTGTAGTCTGGAGACGATACCCCCTACTTGGAGGACATTGCATGAAACCGCCGATCTCCGTTCAGGAAGCCGCCGCCCGGCTCGGTATCACCACCGTGGCCGCGATGAAACGCATCCGCCGGGGGACACTCCTGGCCCTGCCCCTGTCGAGCAAGGGCTTCATGGTCTCGCAGGAGTCCGTCGCCGGCCAGCCGGTCTCGGCCGCCGAGTTCGGTCGGCTCTGTGGCCGGTACGTCTCGGTGCCGGAAGCCTGCGAGATCGTCTGCGTCACCGACGGCATGGTGATCCGGATGCTCAACGACGGCCGACTCAAGGGCTTCCGCCTCAACGACAATGCCTGGGCGGTCGATCGTCGCAGCGCGGAGGAGAACATCCGCGAGTACATGAGGTCGCCCTACGCCAACGGAGGCCGCCCGCGAGACCTGTCGCGCAATCATCGGCCCGCGAAGCGGACGACGGGACGCCGCCGCGCGAAAAAAACGGCTTGACCCCCGTTCGCGTGTCCGTACATTCGGGCCATGCACTTGCCGTGGCGACGATCATCGTCCGACGCACCTCCGCCGCAGGGCGAGGCGGTCGATCATCCGTCGCACTACAACGCTCACCCGAAGGGCATCGAGTGCATCGACGTGATCGAGGACTGGCCGTTCAACATCGCGACGGCTTGCAAGTATTTGTGGCGGTGCGATCACAAGGGCAAGGATGTCGAAGACCTCCGCAAGGCGGTCTGGTACATCGAGCGAGAGATCAGCAGGAGACAGTCTCAGCATGGATGAGACCTCCGAGACGAGCGCCGAGGGGCTCCCCGAGGCAATCGGGCGAATGATCGGCATGGCCCTGGTGGCCCTGGTGGCCTCGCTCGTCGGCTCGCTGCTTCTGTCGCTCGCCTGGAATCACGGGCCTGCCCAACTCTTCGATCTCCCACCGGCGACCTGGGCCGAGTCGCTGGCCTGCCTCGTCTCGATCTTCATCCTGTCCGCGCCCGTGCGGTTCGTCAGAGTGAAGCACGTCGAGTGACACGGAGCGACCGTCATGCCGCGACCTAACCAAGACCGCCGGCAGACGTGCGGCTCCTGCTACTACTGGGAGTTGCACCGCGACACGATCGCTGGCCCCAGCGTCGGCCAGTGCCGCATCTCGCCGCCCGCATACTCCGACGCCGACTGCGTGGGCATCGAGCCGACGGCCTGCTTCCCGCAGACGTTCGAGAGCGACTGGTGCGGCGAGTTCAAGCGTGGAACTCCGTTCGAGCGAGACCCAGACTAGGGAGACTTGATCGCATGGATGCGACCGTAGCAGCAGGCGTGTTCGTGGTCGCGTTCACGTCGGCGAGTTGCCCGCCGTGCGAGACGTTCAAGCAGTCGCTCGCCGCCGGCGAGATCGACTCGCCGGTGCAGATCGTCGTGGTCGACATCGCCGAGAGGCCCGACCTCGCGAGGCGGTGTGGAGTGCGGTCGACGCCGACCTTCGTTGCGATCGAGGACGAGCGGCAAGTCTCGCGGCTCGTCGGCTTCACTGGCCCAGGCCGGCTGCGGGAGTGGCTCGCCAAACTGCGCCGCGAGCCGTAGCAAACGGGCATGGCCCGTTGACCGACCGCCCGGCCGTCGCTACCTTTGTCCGGACACGACAACCGGCACGGAGGCAGCGACGATGCAACTGCGACGACTAGCAGCGGGCGACTATCTCTGCGGCGACGACGAGTGGTTCTCGATTCGCCTCGTCGGCCGCCGCTGGCGAATCCTCGCCGGCGGCGATACGCTCGACGGCAGCCACGACACGCTGCGGGATGCGGCGGCAGCCCTCGCGGCCCTGCTTCGGAACTGGAGGACAGCGGTATGAATGAGGACGACACGCAGCGGGTGGTCGAGTTCCTCTCGAACGACGGGCTCCGCGAGGCGAGACTCGCCTGCCTGGACTCGATCGCCGCGACGGGGCGAGCCCTGCGGCGGCCCCTGGGCGAGGCCCTGGAGATGATCGGCTGGGCCGTCCGCCACCACCCGGAGCCCACCGAGGCGGCCCGCGTGGCCCTAGAGATGGTCGCCCAGGGGTAGTTTTTCTCACTTTCCCAGGTGTCCAGTCAGACCCTGGAAATCCGGTTCTGGGCCGGAAAACCCCGTTTTCCCGGAGTTTGCGTCTCCAGACTTGACTTGAGTTGCCGGCCACTTGCCTTTCCTCCGACGTCGGTTATTATCCCCCTGTCGCCGCGAACTGGTCGCGACGGCAAGCCCAGCCCCGAACGAACTAAGGATCACTCAAATGAGCAACGTCTCCTCCGCTCCCGCTTGGCAGAACTACAAGGTCGGCACCGTCCTCACCGTGGACGGCGTCGAGTACACGATCGTCGACATCGAGACCAAGAAGACCACCGGCGGCTACAGCAGCCGGCTCTTCACCGTCGCCGGCCCGAACGGCGAGCGGTTCGTCAAGACCTCCCGCGCCCTGACCCTGTGGCAGGCCGGGAAGTCTGGAGACGGCAACGTCTCCGCCGGCGAGCCGGTGCCGGTCTCCGAGGTCGTCGAGGCCGAGGCCCGCGAGGCCGACGCTTCGATCGGGGCCGCGATCGCCCAGGCGATCCAGCCCTACCTCAACCTCGCGGAGACGCTCAAGGGCGGCTTCGATCGGGACGAGGTCGCCGAGATCGTCCGCAAGGAGGTCGCCTCGCTGGCCCCCCGCCGGGTCGAGGTCGTCCGCGTCGACGGCAGCGTCTCGAACGTGGGTGTGCAGCACTCGTCGTTCGAGGCCCTGCTCAGGATCGTGGCCCAGCGGGTCAACGTCTGGCTCCCCGGCCCCGCCGGCTCGGGCAAGACGTCGGCCGCCCATGCGGTGGCCGAGGCCCTGACCCTGCCGTTCTATGCGGTCTCGGTCGGGCCGCAGACGTCGCAGTCCCAACTCCTGGGCTACTACGACGCCAACGGCAAGTACGTCACGACGCAACTGCGTCAGGCCTACGAGCATGGCGGCGTGTTCCTCCTCGACGAGGTCGACGCCGGCTCGCCGGCCGTGTTGGTGACGATCAACGCCCTGCTCGCGAACGGCCATGCGTCGTTCCCCGACAAGGTGGTCGAGCGTCACGCGGACTTCGTCTTGATCGCCGCCGGCAACACCTACGGTCAGGGCGCTGACCGGCAGTACGTCGGACGGCAGCAACTCGATGCGGCGACCCTCGACCGGTTCGCCGTCCTCGACTGGGAGTACGATCCGACCCTGGAGGCTCACTACGCGGGCCTGCCGCTCGACGTCTTCGACGGGCTGCCCAGGGCCAAGGCCTGGAAGTTCCTGCCCGTCGACGACGCCGCGAACGTCCAGGCTCGGAGCGAGGAGTACGCTCGCGAGGCCGTGAAGGTGCGGCGGGCCGTGGCCGGCTTCGGCAAGGCTCTGCGGCTCCTCATCGGCCCCCGGTCGACCTACACCGGGCTCGCCCTGGTGCGGGCCGGCTTCCGGGTGCAGGACGTCCTGGAACTGGTGGTCTGGAAGGGTGCCGACAAGGACACCCGCTCCAAGGTCGAGGCGGCCGCGAAGTCGCTCTGATTTGTCTGGAGACGGCAAGCCTCCCCGGCCTCGTTGGGCTCGGGGCCGGGGAGGCAGGGGATCGAGAGCCCGCCACCGCACACCTGACCGGAGACTTGAGACATGAGCAAGGCCAAGACTGTCACGTTCGAGACCGTCGGCGACTTCCTGGCGGACGCCTGCAAGGGCAACCACCCCGACTCCCACGGGAAGGGCGACGCGAACTGGAACGGGACGAAGACGTTCGAGCAGGCCGTCGCCCTGGCGAAGAAGGGCTGGCCGGAGGGCCGCGAGCGGCTGGAGGCCCTGCGGGCCGAGTTGGAGTCGACCGTCCGCAAGGCAGTCGAGGCCAAGGCCGCCACCCAGCACTACGACGTCGTCGGAGACTACATCGACGTCGGTCGAGTCCTGGAGGGCGAGCCGGAGGCCTGCGGCACCTACCTCGACGCCGAGGAGGGCCACTCCAAGAGCAAGGTGGTCAAACTCGTCGCCAACGTCTCGGCCCTGGGCCACGTCAACCAGCGGCAGATTTTCAGCCTGGGCGCTGCGATCTACGCGGCGATCGACTTGATCGAGTCGCTCGGCACCCGCGTCGAACTCTGGCTCGGCAGCGGGTCGAGCCATCACTCCGACAGGCGGCTCAACGTCCTGGTCAAGATCAAGGATGCTGCCCAGCCGTTCGAGGGCGACCGGCTGGCCTTCTACCTGTGCAACGCCGCCTCGCTCCGCCGCCTGTTCTTCAGCGTCGAGTGCCAGCGGGGGTTCGCGCCGTCGAACACTGGGACGACGGCCCTGGACGTCGAGGACGACACGATCGTGACCGCCGAGGCCCGGCCCGACGACGACACCCAGGCCCGCCGGATCGCCCGTGTCCTCGAAACGTGCGAGGCCTGCGGAGTGCGGTTCAGCCCGGAGGAACTGGCCCAAATCACGGCCTGAAAGCAGGCCGCTTGTCTTTCGCCGACGTCGGACATATCATTCCGGCAGATTCCAAACTCGCCCCGCACCGGAGCCCGCACCCGTGAGCAACCTCATCACTCGGAACTACGAGAGCCTGAGCGACTACCTCGCCGAGGTCTGCGACGACGCTCGGCCGATCAAGCCCGGCCTCACGCAGACTTCGCACAAGACCGGCCGAGTGGACTTCACCTGGACGGACACGTTCGAGGAGGCAGTCGAGTTGGCCCGCGATGGGTGGGCCGAAGGCACTGCCAAGGTCGTCGAGCATCGCGAGAAGGCCCAGGCATTCCTGTCTGCTGCCAAGACTGCCAAGGCTCGCGAGTTTGGCTGGGACGTCGAAGGGCAGTACATCGACGTCGGCCGACTCTTGAGCGGCGAGCCTGAGTGCTGCGGCGCCGAGTTCGACGGCGGCAATGCTGTCGCTTCGCGAGTCGTTTCGCTGCGGGTCAATCAAGCCGTCTCCGGCTCAGTCGACACCGACGCGATCTGCGCTCGCGGCGTGACCGTGCTGTGTGCCGTCGATCTCCTGGAGTCGTGTGGCATTCGATGCGAGATCATTCTCTCAATCGGCAACATCAGCACCGGCAGCCAGGGGTCGGTGCGGAATCGCCAAGTCGAGTCGCACGTTGTCTTGAAACGGGCCAGCGACCCGGTCGATCTCGACCGACTGGCGTTCTGGATCGCGCACCCTGCGTCGTTTCGTCGGTTTGGGTTTCGGTGGCTGGAGCAGCAGGGCCTGTCGCCGCGTGGGTCGAGGCCCCACCCGCTCGCCGATCGAGGCCGCGACCCGTCGATCGTCGAGGTCGACGAGGTCTGCACGGCCACCGGCCTGAGCCGGCGGGAGTTGCAAGCCAACGTCCTGGCGATCGCCAAGGCCTGCGGCCTGGAGTTCGATGCAGACGAACTGGCGGCGATCGCCGCCTGCGGAAAGGGGAACTGAGCAATGCACCACATCCATCGAGCGGCGAAGACAGACAAAGTCTTCACCCAAGACTTCGAGTCTGTCTCGGACTTTGTCCGTCACGCCAGCGAGACGCCGGCGGCGAACGGCGCCGGAGTCGCCAGCCGCGAGGACAATCCGGATTTCTTCCGCACGAAGACCTTCGAGGAGGCGGTCGCCCTGGCGTCGTCCGGCTGGCCCGAAGGCGCGGCTCGCGTCGCCGAACTGCG